AACGGGCTGAAATCTGCGGCAGAGCCCAGAACCTGAAGCCATTACCGATCCAACGTCTGGACGTCGATCGATCCCGTGAAGGCGGATCAGTCTACAGAATGCCGTGAGCGAGATCGCTACTCCCTTGAGGGCCGGGTGCCCGACAGTAATATTTTTAAAGTGGGCTGGTTCCCAATACAAGGTCGGCGCGTCCCTCAACACGCGTCATCACCCCTTCTTCTCCCCGTCTTTCGCGACCTCTAGCAGGTCGACCCCCTCCTCAAATTCGCAATACGCGGGCGGAGGACGATTCCAAAGAATCTCCTCCCAGCAATCCCACGTAACCGGCGTCCTTCTCTCCACAACAAGAGGCGCCCTCATCATCCTCCTCCAAACCCCCCTCCAATCCGTGGTCGTGTAAGACCATCTCCCGAAGTCGAACTTCGGGGAATCAGGCCTCAACATAGAAAGTTGTACTTTGTAAAAAATACATCCATGTCTGAGCCGTGACCACGGAACGGAAAACCGCCATGCTGCCAACTCTCTGGCACACAAACTTAACTCCACTCTATCTAACTCCGACGTTGGAACCCAAATGACGCTCTCAGAAGAGAGGGTCACGGAATGTTCTACGAAACGAGGAGGAAGACGCAGTGGATTGGCACACCAATCTCCACCACACTTCAGCCCGAATCTCTCTGTCATCCGAGCCGCAAGACGGCCGCGACAGCCCAGTTCAAAGGTCGTAAGATTGGTCGCCCGAAGACGGCCAATATTACTGCGAAAGAACAGGTGCGCGGCCCTCCAACGGACGTGACCCGAGAGACCCGAAATGAAGGAGTGGTAAACCCCGGCAAAGTCCTCGACCTCCAACTCGGTCAGCATCCCAAACCTGACGGTTTGAACAACACGTAGTGAATCCTGAAAAAGGCGCACTAACGTACTGTTCAAAGAACCGTAGGAAGGAGATACCGAAGTTTTGGAGCGTTCGACCTCTAAGCCAAGACACGATACCCATTCCATCCACTGACTCGAGAAAGTCCTGGATGAAGAGAATAGAATATCGTCGCCATTAATTGCCAAGGGTATAGTACGGTGAGAGACCCCGAACTTGTATGCAGCATAGCGGAAGGCTATGTAATTCTGCATACAAAGAAGAGGGAAACTCAAGTACGAGCCCATTTGTTGACCGCGAGTCGCGCGGAAGTCGAGGTTATGAACGAGGGAGAACAAGCGCGGACGAAGCGATAGCATCGCGTAGTC